TGTAATATTATTAAATGGTACAGGAGAAGCAATTAAATAATAATATGTCGCATTAGTCGAGAACGTAATACCAGTATAAGTAGAAATAATATCAGTAAGTGTCCACGGTGGGTACGCAGCAGTAGATTGAACAATGTCTTGAGGTGGAACAACAGTATTAACTAACGTATTCGCAATGCCTGTCTGACACGAAGCTATGCCTAAAGGCACTCCATCCCATTGATTTGTAATCGGTTGCCACGGAGTATCAAGGGTACTCATATAGACCGTTGTAGTACCAGAAACTCCATTAAAATCAAAGAGATACCAGTAAAGAAGAATATTCTGAAAGTAACGAAGATTTGCAAGCCCTACGGTACTCGTAAATGAAATTTCGCCTGTTTGAGCAAGCGTAACTCCTCCTACGGAAGTCCCGTCAACTACGCTTGAACACGCTGTCCAAGTCGTTCCACCCCAATAATAGACTAACGGGGTAACAGAGTTTGCATTAGGAGTGCCTACATAGAATTTCACTCCTTTGAGTTGTCTCGTAGAAGCAATATGAACGAATCGTGAATTGATCGTAGCAAAAGTCGTGGTGTCATCATCACTTATTGCCGTAGTATAGTCTAACGCAGTTGATACAACAGAAGAAACATCATTAGTATTAGCAACAAAAAATCCAGATACACGGCTTTCCTGACCTCCCCATATAAGAAGTTGTTTCCCATCTCCAAAGACTACACATCCGTCAGGGGCATCGTAAAATTCGCCTACTCCTGCACCTGCTGATTCAGCGTATATTTGAGAGAAATTTCCCTGATTTGGGATAGCTGTCGTATTATCGAAAATCGCCGCAGTAGAACCGGAAAACCCCTGTGCTAAAAGATGGTTCTCTGCTGGAAATTCTTTTCTGAACTGATACATAGCCGGGATAGTAGGATTACTTACAGCGGAAGTATTAATCTTCGTCATGCCTTGAATGGACTTTATACCTTTATCGGTATATCGCATATTCGTAAGGTTTCTGAAGTCACCTTTGCCCAACTGAATAGGGTCAACAGAGGTGATCATCTTCCCTGTGAGTTGTATATTGCCTGGCTCTGACTCTATGTCAATTTTTTTAGCCATTTATTGCGCCCAAAATGAAGAGCCTGATTCATAGTTGCTAAATATTGTCTTTTGGTAATTCTGCATATCTTCTTGAGAAGGCAAATGCAAAACTGAATCGTTGTCATGCTCTTTAAAATGATTTTGTAAACCTTCTACTCCAACTTGCATTACATTATGAGGTGAAGCGTAAAAGTGCCAAGTACCTTCATCTCTTTCTTCTACTTCGTTTCCTTTAGCGTCTAACTTTTTCCACGAACCGCCTTCTTGCCCCGGCTTTGAATAGATGCTTTCATCGGAGAACGTGGGGTAATTAGGCAGTTTCCCCTTATCGGTACTGTGCATACCGGCGGCTTTTTGTTCTGGTGTACGAGTATCGAATCTATCATCGTAACTTTTACCAGACGCCATAAGTTTCGTAACTTCATCGTCAGAAAGGGGTGGTAATTTACTTGCCATTTAACGCCTGTAGAACCCGCCGAGACTTTTGCTTCTTGGGCTGATTTTAGTCAGGTTGACCCTGTATCCGCTTTTCTTGTCAATTCCTTTTCTCATATCTGAAGCATACTTTTTAGCTGCTAATTCATAGTGCTGATAGAGTGCATCTCCGAATTGAGGCTCTTGGTCACGATATTTATACTTAAAAGCCGCAAATTCAGCAATAGGGTCATCATACTGAAATGGAAGATTATACGACCTGTAAACTGAATACACAGGAGCAGGAGCTTTAACGTAATAAATAGTCGCTGTAGCTGCTGCTAATGGGATCGGGTAGAATACAATGCTGTATCTTGTCTGCGGTACTATCACATAGGCATCATTTAATGACCATTGGTTGGCAATCCCGCCGAAAAGTGCAGTATAAATCTGCGTAGAAGAAATAATGCCCATTATCAAACCGTCACTACCATCTGTTAAATCATGGACTAAATCACCTACTGAGAGATTAGCGAATTGCGAAAGCGTAGTATCTGTTAAGATAGACTCTCCGTTTGAAGTTTGCCCCTGTAGGGTGCAGCTACCTGACGAATTACCCAAAGGTTGAGCATTTACTGTTGAATAATTACTCGCAACCGTTGAAGAAGTCGTACTTTGTTCAAGTATCTGAGTGTCGTAGTCCATCGGGTAAACATTACTGATAGCACCTTGATAGTTCCATAAGAAAAAAGGTCTATTGTAGTCATCAGTAAGTTGAGGCATAACGTAATCAGCGTTTAAGTTGTACGTTGAGATATTAGGAAGTATGTTTATGATCTGCGTACCTGTCGAGAAGTGCGTTCTAATGTTAAAATCCTGCACGGCGGCGTAGATATAATCATACGTTGTCCTATCGTTGACAAACGTGCTACCGACAGACTCTTGAAGCAACTCCATCACTTTACGCTTGAGAGTAAAGCCTTCCATTTAGCCCTTTCTTGCATTAAGCCTTAAATGCTCGGTATCGGCGTTTAGACCTTGAAGGTTTCTATTGAATTTCCAAATTCTCTCTGCATCAGTTCTTGACACTTCTCCGTCAGTTGAAATCTTCGCACCAACTTTTTTAGCTAAAATCATTTCATCACCGCTGAGTTTAATGCAAGGGTCAGCCATTCTCCGGGCTTCTTCGTGAGCATCAGCAGTACCTTTCTGCATATCATCACGGGTGAACATTGATTCGCTTATCTTTTTGCCTATCGTCTCGGTAGTTCTCTTAACAATATCTTTCTGCGCATCGGTCAAATTAGGCTTAGACTCTAAAATAGACTCTTTTCGTTCTTTCATTTTCTTGAGAGTCATTTGCAGTTCAGGTCTTTTCTCGTCAGGAATAGCCCCTCCTGCAAGCTGTTTATCAATGTAGTTAATATCTTCTGTCAACTTATCAATGTGTTCTGTTAAGTACCATCCCGGAACGTGAGAAGCGATATGCCCGTCAGGTCGCCTGTCAACTTTCCCGAAATACTCTATGCCTTCTGCGCCTTCCTTGTCTTTCGTTAATACTTCGATTGCCATAGTTTGACCTCCTTTTAAAGTAGGGGAGCCGAAGCTCCCCATGAATAGAATATTGCCTCGTAAGTGAATTACAGCAATGCACCAACCGTTGCGATAGTAGGCGAAATGTAGTTACCATTCCACATACAACCAGTACCTACAAACGGCGTAGTACCTGAAAGTATCTGTACTCTGTTATTGATGAGTGAACCTGTTGAACCTGCAAATAGAGTAACAACTATCGTTGAAGATGCTGTCAAGTTCTGAAGTACGTTGTTTGAAATCAAGATGTTCGTGCAAACAGCCGTGATGTTGTTTACACACCCCAGACTCGTAGTGAAGTTACCAATAATCTGGCTATTGGTAATCTGCATTGAGTCCCCGCCTACACATTGAATGTAGTTCGTGCAGTTCGCTACCGGGTCGCCGTGCATATAGCAGTTGTTCATCCTGAAGTTGGTCGCAGCCGCTATGGTCGAGAACGAAATACCCAAGAGGCTCACAAATGAAGTCTTTGCGAAGTAATGCTCACAAGACTCCATGTAAAAACCACCAGCCGTTACGGTAATAGGAGCTACTATAGCGTTAATGCCAGTAGAATCAATCTTGACGTTATAGAGAGCTACGTTGGCAGCCGTTACGTTGATAGTAGCTGTCGTTGCTCCGCCAATAGTGATTTTCGGTCTATTAACCATGTTGCCGATGCCGATAATAGAAACGCCAGCTACGCCAAGCGTTAAACTCGTAGCAGAAGTTACCGCTTCAACGTGACCGGGAAGAACGATAATCACATCGCCCTGGTTCGGGTAGCACTTGGTAGAGGCATAGTTAATCGTGTTGAACGGCAAACCGGGAGTCTTACCGTAGCTTGGGTCGTCAACTGAAGCCGTAGCAAACTGTGTGCTGGCGTTATTATTCCCTACGAAAAACACGTTGCCCTGATAAATAGTCGTAGGAACGTAAGTAGGGAAAATATTTAATCCATACGCAGCCAAGCCTGTTGAAAAGTTTGTTGCCATGCTTTTTCTCCTTTCTGTAAAATTTGCTTTTTCATTGACATTACATTCAGCATAGTGAGCCTCCTTTTTAGAGATGACTCGCTATACTGAATGGATATATTGTCAAGATATTACTACGTAACCGCATTTCCATAAACCCATTGCCAAGCGGTAAAACCTGTAGCGATTCTGAAGTACACAGAGTTCTTGATACTGAAAGTATCGAAATCCACTTTCATGTTGAACTCAGGAGCTACACGATTAATCCAGAGAAGATGCTGTTTCATTTTCTTCCTGTCAACCATGTACCAGTTCTTGGTCGTGTCAATGATGTTATCGCAGAGCGTTTAAGCTACTGCTTCTTCAACTTTCGCTGAAGTTCGGACTATCTCATCTCTTTCGAGAGCGATTCTCGTGTCGGTTTTATTGGTTTGTGAGTCCTCAACCGTTAGTCTCTGAAGCTTCCTATCTACTAAACTTATCACATTCGATAGGCTCGCCTGCGGATTGTCATGCGCCGAAGCGTTTAGAGTTTCCCGCAATTCTTCGCTTTTGCAAACTATACTAATGAAATGATTTTCCCAAATCTTCTCTTTGCCTTTTATTGTTGAATGACAGCTTCTGCAAAGAGTAATAAGGTTGTTAATGTCAAAAGCCAATTCAGGGTTTAATCTACGAGTTTTAATATGATGCACATGGAGAGTTTTCTCGTTTCCACAAATTACGCAAAGAGGAAATCTTGATAAGACTATCTTTTTTAAGTCTCTAAATTCTGGTGTTTTAAGGTTATCAGAGCTGATAGCCGTTATTCCACCCTTCCAGTTTGCGCAATTTTCTCCACGAGTATTCCCAACCATCCATGAAGCATGGCAAAAGTAATTACAGAAATTCCTCTTGCTTACTGTAGATTTGCACCTTTCAATGGGCTTGTGACAGAAAAGACATTCAACAATTATAGGATTTTTGCGTCGTTTCGGATAAACGTCAATTCCCATTTCTTTCATTTTTCTGGACATGGTTACATGAGATACGCCATACTCTTTTGCTATATCTCTGACGCTCATACGAAAGTCAACATACTTCTCTATTAATTGCTCTAACAACATTAGTTCACCATCTCACTATTATAGCTGGACCTACACATTAAGTCATCTAATCTGAGCCACGGAATAACCGTAAATGCTCTTGCTGAGTTGATCTTGAACTGCCCGGTATCGGGGTCAAGCTGTGATTCTGCTCCGCTACGAGGGTCATAGCCGACACATTCGCAGACTGTATCATAGAGCGAGTCAGGGCAAATGATTAAATCGGGTTCCATATCAATTCTTTCCGAAATATCATTTCTGAAACGTCTCATCAAGATACGGGTTGCGTTTATAGAGGTTTTTGACACCGCTGTAGTACCTGCGTTGGAGAAACCTACTGAAGTCGAAGTGCCTGACTTGGTAAGATGCCCCGTTGAGCAGAGTGCCACGCCTTCTTCTGAAGTCTGGAAGTCGAATGATGCTGAGAACGCATTATAGAATGGTCTCGCAGCATACTTTTCCTGAACGCGAATTGCCGAGGTAGTGAGCATACCGATACGATTGTCCATGACGGCGTATTTCTTGTCGTCAAGAAGTTTTCTCTCGAACATGAGGCCACCGGCAAATTCTTTCGGTTCAATCTTGTTGTAGTAACCTGGTGCTACTGACAGATAGGACAGTTTCCCGTTGAACTCTGGAATGTCGGGAACTGTGCCAATCTCGAAAAATTCTTCAAATGCCGAGTCTGTAGGAAGAATATTGTAGAAATTCTCCTTCATTGTCGGTATTTCTTCGAATTTATCTTGGAATACCTTGCGCAATCTACGGTCTAACAGACGAGTAAACTGAGCAGAGTTTATAGGATTCGCTGACATTGATTACTTCTCCTTTCCTCTCTTATTTAATTTCCTAATTTTCCTTGTCCAAACCAAAAACTCCATTCTAGGCACGTGCCGCACAGAAGTGGTCGCCTTCAAACCTAAATTCGGCGTACTCTTGCCCTGCAACAGCCAAGTTGAGTTTGTAGATAAATACACCAAAACGAGCCGTACCAGCCACAACGGGAAGCTGAGATTCATCAAGGAACAACCCCGGCCCTGCGATGTAAACTGTGCTGAAGCCCTGCTTAAACGGCACCCAGACAAATGTATCTCCAATCGCTCCATTGTATGGGAACGCTGTAGTAACTGATGGGCCTGTATTAGAAGTAGCTTTACCTACTCTATACATACCTGCGTTCACTCCGGTTCTACAGTAAATCGTAGTCATGTTAAGAACGCCGGCCGAAAAATCTGCCGCACCAGTTGTAATTGCCGTCACCGCCCCGTCTGTCATAGCGGTTGAAGCAGTAAGAACAGTAGGTGCTACGCCGTAAGTAGCGTTGTAAATCGGACTTCTGATTACGCTTTGAGGAGTAATCTCCGTTATTTCAACTAATACCTGCGGGTCG